AATCCCACAATGGGAATGAAAGAAGCATTTGAAGAGATTGGTGGAACAATTTTAGAGGTTGCAGAACTATCTGATGATTCTGAGGATAAGAAGAAAGAACTACTTGAAAAAAGTAGAGAGAAAGACATTGAACAAGGAAGAATTCCAGGTAGACTTGGTGAAGCAATGAGTCCAAAGGAGATTCAACTCCAAAAGAGAAGATCTCAAATTGATATGATGATTGCAAGAGATAGAAGAAGAGAAATAGCAAAAGCAGCAAACAATAAGAATCAAGAAGCACCTACTAAAGCAGTTGGTGAAGGTTATGCTCCTGGTGATATTGATCAAAAGGTTGGTGCTGTAACTGCAATCCCTAAGAAGGAACAGGATGCTGCTAGAGCAAGAATACTTGCTAAAGCAAAAGCAAAGCGTGAGAAGATGGAGGAAGAAACAGAGGATTCATTGAGAGATAAGCGTCAGATGTATGGTGGTGTTGATGGTAATGTGGATTATCGTAGACCTCCCAAGAATACCAATACTAATTTTGGTAAGAAGAAACCATCAGGTATGTCTGCGCTTGATGTAGTTAAAGCACAAATCCGTGCCAAGCATGGTAAAGGTGCAATTATGGATACTAAGAAAAAGTAATGCCTGCCGTATCTAAAGCACAGCAGAAATTCTTTGGAATAGTTCGTGCCATCCAAAAAGGTGAGATGGCACCGACTACTCCTGAGACTGCTAAGGCAGCTGCTGATATGAAGAAGAAAGATGTAAAGGACTTTGCCTCAACTAAACACAAGGGTCTTCCTGATAAAAAGGTGACAAAAGAAGCACAAGACTTTTCTCAAAGAGATAAGATCATGAAGAAAGCAAAACCTCTTCATAAACATCTTTATAAAAATCTTCACAAGGGAGATACTAAGGGAGATGTGAATGAGTCTGGGGGAAAAACATTTAAAGAGTTTTTAGGGAATATATAGAATATATACCAAGAGGTTATTATGCTATCTTTTCTCCTTCCTTTAGCATCGAAGGTTATTTCTGATGCTGTTTCCAAGATTCCTGAGAATGAGGAACTTGGCGAAAAACTGATTGACATTTGTCTGGTAATCCTGGGCAAAGCGGTCAAGTTGACCAAAACTGACATGGATGATCAACTCTTGGAAGTTGTCACTAAGGCAATTAAAGCAAGAGAAGAAGCATCTGAATAGGGGTTTTCTTTTTTATAAATATCTTATAGCAAATTAATTTATCGAGAAGAGAACATGGCACTCTGGGGAAATAATGATAACCTGAACTCAGCCGGTACTGTGGTCCTTAACTACAGCACTGGTGTAGTAACTGGTACAGGAACTACTTTTGGTGCAGCAGGTGCTGGACACACTGAAGCACGAGTTGGTGATATCATTCGATTTGGAATTAGAGATGGTGAAACATCCAATGGATTCACCACTTATTTTGGTGATGCTGTAATTGTCAGTATTGCAAGCGCAACTCAACTGACAATCGGGTCAACTGCAAACTTAACTGGTGGCGCAATCGGACCAATTGGTACATCATTTACAATTTCTCAATGTCCTAAGTCTACTGTTCTTAACTCTGCATATAGTCAGGTTGACAGTGATTCTGATAAATTTGTCTATGGCGTTGCCCAAGGTGGATCTGAGACATCTAACGGTGGACAGTATGAAACGGGTGTAGGCTGGGTTGGCATTCAAACTTATATGGATAATGAGGGTAATTTGAGAGTTAAGAAAGAAATTCTTGTTGCGATGTCTGGTATCAGCACTGGTAACGTACCTGCTTTCCCTGACGCTAAGTAATTGATATGTGATGATATATGATTTTCAATGAATTGAATGAAGATAACTTTTTGTTATTCGCCATTAAAAATTATCAAAACCCCCAAGCTGTTACAAGAGAAGATTTTGATCGTGATTTAAATCACTTCAAATACATTAAACGTTTATTAAAACGATATAAGAATACGGGTCAACTCAAGACTCATCTTCTCTTAAACCATTTTATTATTCTGTATAATATTTTTGGTGAAGCAACAACTCCAATGTTGTTCTTCAAGATAGAACAGGATCTTTGGTCCTGTATGAAAACATTTATTATCTTTCTAGGAAAACTTCCTGAAAGTCCTAAGACTTATATTCATGATGTTCAAGTAGACATCTACTGTTTATCCGAACTCTATAAAATCTACAATGGAAAAGAAGACTCTTGACAAGATAATCAACTTAATTCGTCTTCGCGAACAAGTAGCACCTCCTACTAATAATGTTGGTAGTGGAAACATTGCTGGCACAGTGGAGGCAGGTGATGATCCACCTGTAAGAAAGAAAAAGAAGTATATCTATCAGAAGGGTATAAGAAAACTTTGGAAACCGAAAGATGGCTGAGCAAGTAAAAGTAGCTATCCTAGAAGAACGGCTTGGAAACTTTGAGGCAATTGTTACTAAATTAGACTCAGCAATCGAAAAACTTGCTGAGGTAAATAACAATGTGTCGCGTATGTTAGCGGTTCATGAGGAAAGAATATCGAAGCAAGAAGACATCGACGCAGTGCTGTTTGATAAGATCGACAAACTCCGTGATAAAATGGACAGCGATCATGACAGCACTACTAAACGATTATCATTATTGGAACGGAAACTTTGGATTGGCATCGGAGCACTGGGAGCAGTTCTGATATTTACTAATCCACAAGCAATTAAAACTTTAAGACCCTTGTTATCCTCCGCTGAGAGTGCTATAATAGTTCCAGCGGTTGCCTATGTGAATGGATCATATTGATTCCAAGTTCATTGGACTTGTATCCTCGCGTCTTCAAAAATTTAAAAGAGTAAAATCAAATCTGTATAATTTCAGATGCCCAATCTGTGGCGACTCTAAGAAAAATAAGAGCAAGACAAGAGGGTATTTGTATACTGTAAAAGCAAATACAAATTTCAAGTGTCACAACTGTGGTGCTTCAATGTCGTTTAATAACTTTTTAAAAGAGATTGATCCTGGCATCCATAAACAATACACTATGGAGAAATTTAAGAGTGGTCATACTGGAAGAAATTTTGTAACTGAAGAACCTGTCTTTAAATTTGAGGCACCTAAGTTTAAAAAGAAAATTAATCTTCCTAAAGCATCTGAGAGCCCTAGATCCGCAGGGTACTTGACTGCTAGACACCTTGATCCAGAAAACTTTTACTACGCAGAACATTTCAAAGAGTTTACGAATAGTATTAAACAAACCTTTGATGATACACGATATGAAGAGGAAAGGATTATAATTCCTCTATACTATGAAAAAAACCTTATCGGTTTTCAGGGTAGATCTATAAAACCTAACCCTATTAAATATATCACAGTGATGATTAATGATGACTCGCCAAAAATCTATGGATTGGATAACATCAAAAAGGATGCGCCAGTTTACGTCACCGAAGGTCCTTTCGATTCCACGTTCATTCGCAATGCGATTGCTATGTGTGGAGCTGACGCTGATGTTAGTCGCTGGGGGATTAGCAATCCTGTGTGGATCTATGATAACGAACCAAGGAACCGGGAAATCGTCAAGCGAATTGGAAACACTATTGATAAAGGAGAATCTGTAGTCATCTGGCCTGAAAGCATAGATGATAAAGATATAAATGATATGGTGATGTCTGGACTGGACGTTCAGTCTGTGATAGAATCAAATACATATTCTGGTCTAGAAGCAAAACTTAAATTTACAACCTGGAAGAAAATATGACCAACGGCACCAAAGTAAAAAAGAGAGATGGGAGAATTGAACCTCTTGATCTAGAAAAGATGCATCTCATGGTAGAAGAGGCATGTCAGGGTCTTGCAGGGGTGTCTGCAAGTCAAGTTGAAATGAAGTCGGGTATTCAATTTTATGATGGAATTACTACTGCTGAAATTCAAGAAATTTTGATTAAAGCAGCAAGTGATCTAATTGATCTTGATCATCCCAATTATCAATTTGTTGCTGCACGTCTTCTTCTGTTTTCCTTGAGAAAAAGTCTATATGGAAAGATGAGGGAACTTCCTCATCTTGAAGCACATATCATGGATTGCACTGCCAAGGATGTATATGATAAAGACATCTTTTCTAAGTATTCTAAAGAAGAGATTGATAAAGCAAACGGATTCATTAATCATGGCCGTGACTTTGATTTTACCTACGCTGGTCTGAGACAGGTTGTGGATAAATACCTAGTCCAAGACAGAAGTGGTGGTGGAGTTTATGAAACTCCCCAGTTCATGTATATCATGATCGCGCTTACCATTTTCCGCGAATATCCTAAGGATACGCGGATGTCATACGTCAAGAGGTACTATGACGCAATCAGCAAGCACAAACTCAACATTCCAACACCGATCATGGCAGGGGTCAGAACACCCTTGCGTCAATTTGCATCTTGTGTTCTCGTTGATGTTGATGACACCCTCGATAGTATCTTTAGCAGCGATATGGCTATTGGTAGGTACGTCGCACAGAGGGCTGGTATCGGTATTAACGCAGGCAGAATCCGTGGGATCAACTCTAAAATCAGAGGTGGAGAGGTACAACACACAGGCGTTGTCCCCTTCCTTAAAAAGTTTGAAGCAACTGTCAGATGCTGTACACAAAACGGTATCAGAGGTGGTTCTGCTACAGTTCACTTTCCTATCTGGCACCAAGAAATAGAAGATATCTTAGTTCTTAAAAACAACAAAGGAACGGAGGATAATCGTGTCAGAAAACTTGACTACTCAATCCAGATTTCAAAACTTTTCTACGAACGTTTCATTCAGAATGGAGAGGTTAGCCTTTTCTCACCGCATGATACGCCGGGCCTTTATGATGCTTTTGGGACTGATAAGTTTGACGACTTATATGTTCGTTACGAACGAGATGAGTCTGTTCCTAGAAAAACTGTCGGGGCACAAGAACTAATTCTTAATTTACTCAAGGAAAGAGCAGAGACTGGTCGTATCTACATCATGAATATTGACCATTGTAATAGTCACTCTTCTTTCAAAGACAAGGTAGAGATGAGTAATCTGTGTCAGGAGATTACTCTGCCAACATATCCACTCCAGCATATTGATGATGAGGGTGCTGAGATTGCTTTGTGTATTTTGTCTGCTATCAATGTAGGTAAAATCACTGCGGCAGGTGGAGACAAAGAACTTGAGGATCTTTGTGATCTATCTGTCCGTGGACTGGAAGAATTGATTGATTATCAGGATTATCCTATTGCAGCTGCAGAACGTGCTACAAAGGCACGTAGATCGCTTGGAGTTGGGTTTATTGGACTTGCACATTATCTTGCTAGATTAGGATTTAAATATGACTCTCAAGAAGCATGGGATGCTGTCCATGGTCTTTCTGAGTCTTTCCAGTATTACCTATTGAAGTCTTCAAATCAAATTGCAAAGGAAAAAGGATGGTGCCATGACTTTGGACGCACCAAGTATGCTGATGGAATTCTTCCAATAGATACATACAAGAAGGATGTAGATGAAATTAGTTCGATCGGATTAGAACATGATTGGGAATCTCTTAGGGCATCTATCAACGAGTTCGGTTTACGGCACTCAACATTGTCCGCACAAATGCCTTCAGAGAGCAGTTCCGTTGTGTCAAACGCAACAAATGGAATTGAACCTCCTAGAGACTACCTGTCCATTAAAAAATCAAAGAAGGGCCCTCTTAAGCAGATTGTTCCACAATACGGAACTCTGAAAAATAATTACACTCTTCTTTGGGACATGGAATCAAATCGTGGTTATATCAATGTTGTTGCTGTCATGCAAAAGTTCTTTGATCAAGCAATCAGCGGTAATTGGAGTTATAATCCTGAGAACTATCCGGACAATGAAGTTCCTGTGTCTGTAATGGCACAAGACTTTTTGACTACATATAAGTACGGTTGGAAAACCAGTTACTATCAAAACACCCACGACATGAAGAGTGATGATGTAATTGATACCTCAGAAAAATCAAATACAGAATTAGAAAATCTTTTAGATAGTTTAGAACAAGCCGAGGAGGGAGAGTGTGAATCCTGTGCAGTTTAAAATTTCATCCGTAGAGGACAATAATATGACTAAAGTTAAGGGCATGACGGTCTTTAACACTGAACAAGTTAATACTAAAAAACAACCGATGTTCTTCGGTAAACCTCTGGGTATTCAAAGATATGATTCATATAAGTATCCTATCTTTGATAAACTCACCACACAACAATTAGGATACTTCTGGAGACCAGAAGAAGTTTCGCTGCAGAAAGATCGTGGCGACTATCAATTACTTCGCCCAGAACAAAAGCATATCTATACTTCTAACCTCAAGTATCAGATTATGCTTGATTCTATTCAGGGTCGTGGTCCTGGTATGGCATTCATTCCATACTGCTCTCTGCCTGAGTTAGAAGCGTGTATGGAAGTTTGGGGATTCATGGAAATGATCCATAGTCGCTCCTACACTTACATTATCAAGAACGTCTATGCAGACCCCTCAGAGGTCTTTGATAAGATTGTCACTGATGATCGCATCCTGGAACGTGCTGCAAGCGTTACAGGAGCATATGACGAGTTTCTGAACCATGCTCACCAGTGGGACACTGGCAACATGTGGACCGATGATTTTAGAGGTTCACCATCAGCAGCTTGGGAAATTAAAGAGGTCAAGAGAAAACTTTATAGGGCAGTTGCAAATGTCAATATCTTGGAAGGAATTCGGTTTTATGTTTCTTTTGCTTGCAGCTTTGCTTTTGGTGAACTTAAACTCATGGAAGGTTCAGCAAAAATTATCTCCCTTATTGCCAGGGACGAGAACCAACATCTCGCCATCACCCAAAACATTCTAAACAAATGGAAGAGTGGTGATGATCCTGAAATGAAGCAAATCATGAAGGAAGAAGAGGAGTGGACTTACAAACAGTTTGATCTTGCTGTCAATGAAGAGAAGCGTTGGGCAGATTATCTGTTCAAAGATGGATCAATGATCGGTTTGAATGATAAACTTCTTCAGCAGTATGTTGAGTGGGTTGCTAATCGTCGTTTGAAGGCACTAGGACTTAAACCACAATATGATATTGCAGCTTCTGCTAATCCACTTCCCTGGACTCAACATTGGATCTCATCCAAGAGTCTGCAAGTAGCACCACAAGAAACCGAGGTAGAAAGTTATGTCGTCGGTGGAATCAAACAAGATGTCGAGAAAGATTCCTTTACAGGATTCCAACTCTAAGTTGGAAAAATACATAGAAGCAAAAAAATGTGACGATTTTATGTTTGAGAATCGTGACTTTGATGACAATGTAGATGTGGAGTGCTTAAATAGGGGAAAGTAATCTTCCCCTATGCCTAAGAATCAATTGAATAAAGAGGAACTGAAGGTTCGCATTTATAAGTTAAAAAATAAAGTAGATGATGAACCTAAAACTGTATGGCAAGGAGAGAAAGATCTAGCACATAAATACCTCAACCGGGTATTGGATATACTAGATGAGTATAGGTATTGATTATGAAAATCCATGGATGTATTTGGAGAGACCTTTTACTAGTGATGATGTTTTGGACAACTATGGTTTTGTTTATAACATTACCAATCTCACAAACAAACGACAGTACATTGGGAGAAAGTATTTTTGGCAGCATCGAACGCCTAAAGGAAAAAAACGCAAAGTAAAATCAGAATCTGATTGGAAAAAATATTATGGGTCTTGTCCGGAACTTAAAGAAGACATTGATCGCCTGGGGCGACAAAATTTTAGTAGAACTATCTTGTCATTACATAAAACACCTGGCAAAACAAACTTTGAAGAAACAAGACAGCTCTTCGCCCATAGGGTTCTCACTGAATCCCTTGACACGGGAGGACCAGCATACTACAATAGCAACATCCTCAGCAGATACTTCCGAAAAGACTACTATGATGGAGACTGAAGAAATCGTACTTGAAGTTCGTCAATGGGTTCTTGATAAAGTCAAGAATTATCCCGACAAAAGTATTAACGGATTGAACAATCAAGCAGCAATTATGGCTGAGTTTGAAGAATGGATTGATCCTACAGAAGATTTAGAGGTTGTATCACTTGACGAAATTACAGATGATGAGTATGATACCTATGTTGATGGCATCGAAAGAGCATAATCAACTGCGGTGACCCCCTTGGTAGTTCAGGGTTAGCGGCGATAGGAACTACCATTTGACTCGCTAGCTCAGATGGATAGAGCAACTGCCTTCTAAGCAGTCGGTCGAAGGTTCGAGTCCTTCGCGAGTCGCCTTGCGGGTGTGGTGTAGCGGTAACATGCGAGCCTTCCAAGCTCTTGTCACGAGTTCGATCCTCGTCACCCGCTTGTCCTCTCTTTTTTTTTATGAAATCTTTAAGTGAGTATGAATTTGGGGGACTTGAAAGACATCCCTGTAATATATTAAGATTAATTAGTGAGCTAGAGGGATCTTATCAACTCTGTAAGTTTATGGGTTTTGAAGAGGATATGAAAATCCTTGATGAAATGAAAAAACCATATTATAAACTCTATTTCAAAACAAAAAAAGAAGAAAAATTTAAGGGAGATTAGCTCAGCGGTAGAGCGTTTCGTTTACACCGAAAATGTCACTGGTTCGATCCCAGTATCTCCCATTCCTACCAAGGAGGTCCATGAAAAATGATTACCGTAAGATGCAAAGAATGTAGAAAAGAATTAACTAGTGCCAGTAAAATTCAATTTTGTGGTTGTCCCAACCAAATGAGTGTTGTGGATGATAAAATCGGTGCTATAAACCTTGACAAAATTGTTATGGTAACCAATAATGTAGAGAGAAAAATAGATAGTCATTTTTCTGCTCAAGAACTTCTTTATCAAGAGGAGCGACGTAGACGTAAAGTTCGTAAATTGGACTTTGATATTCGTTAAATAGTGGGGTAGGCAATCTTTCTACCATCATGCACCCTGACGAACTGGCGAACTGGACTAGAATCAAAGAAACATTTGAGGAAAACGGCACAACAGACAACTTCTTTTACAAAAGAGCTTGTGCTATAGTAGGGGGACTACCTGACCCAATGAGTAATTTGCCAAATGTCTCACAGGATGAATGAAATAAAACCAGCACATCATGTCACAAAGGAAGAGTGCCAGGAGATGATTGATGATGCGATTAGACAACATAATCGCAATGCTTCAATCATTAGTATGTTTTTGGGTATTACATTTTTGGCACTTTTTGTAGATGGATTTTTTCGTGTAATTGGAATGATCCCTCCTTTTATGGGAATTGACGTAAACATTCTTCATGAAGTTATAGATAGAGTGAAGGAGGAAGTCTTCAGAGTATTACCCTCATGAAACCTTTAATTTTAGTAGCTTGTTTTTTACCTTTGGGTGTTATTTGGATAGTAATGAAACTTAGTTTGTGGGTTGCAGCAGTCAATGACGAACAGAAGTATGTCCGATCAGAATCCAAAAAACCACATGGACCCTACGTGGCAAATGCATATGCAGATGTTGACGAAGAGGATGAAGAGTATGGAGATCGCACAGATTATAGATGATGCTCTATACCAATATTATGTCGTAGAACAAGGTAAACCTGTGCCTAATTGGAGATACATCAAGGACCAAGATTGGTGGGTTGAGTATCTTAAGAGTTTGGACATCAACCCCAGAAATCCGTGACTTGCCTAAATAAGGTATGAAGGTCTATACTAGACCTGTCGTTCATCCCACACTGAGTGGGACGCAAGTAAGTCGCGGAACGGAGCGTTCATCCCATGCTAATAGAATCACTTCTATATGCGGCACTCAGTTGTCAAGATGCTAGTGCTTTAATGCTTAGGATCACGGCACATAAAGATCTTCCCCCTCTGGTGAAGGTTGAATTGGTTGAGACCGTAAGGGAAGCAACCGAAGTTGAGTGTGATTGGGACGCAAACGACTAAAGGAACGGACCTAAAAATCCAACTACTTTAGGAGTCAGACAAATGAACACCTTAAACTTGATTCGCCGGCAGATCCAAAAGGCATCTGCACTTCACGACGCACAAGTTCTTCATACCACCTATCGTGGTGTGGAGTATGATACTCGTTGCGTAGAATCCAAAGAAACTCACGGCACTTTCTGCTATCGCGGTAAGGCTTACACCAAGTGAGTTGAAGAGAGGGTTACAAACCCTCTCTTTTTTTGTACCTATGTAACGAATACACAAATGTTAGTAAATTAACACAAACTTGACTATATAAATTGGACTTGAGGAATTTATATGCATTAAAACTTTTTGATTATGCAGTTCATTTTTGTGAGGTTACACATGCACAACATTCTTTCCCACAATCAATTGGAGGCCTGGAGACAAACGTTATTTAATGACGATATTAATGAAGCCATAAATGATTATTTCCACTGTCTTGTAGAGTGCGATGAAGATGAAGGCACATGCCGAAGGATTTGCACCGAACTATTAAAATAATTTTTAGAGAGGACTTGACAGTTCTCTCTTTTTTAATTAGAATAACTCTGTTAAGGGTGATGGATAAATAATAGAGTCTAGCTTATACATAATGAAGACCCAGAGTGCAAAGGCTAAAGGTAGAAATCTACAGAAATGGGTAGTAAACAAACTGATAGAAACCTTTGAGATACATCCAGAAGACATCAAATCCTGTTCTATGGGTGCTGGTGGTGAGGATGTAGTCATGG